TTTATTACAAGTTTCTAGAATATTAAATACAAAAGATTCTTCGCCGTATTTATTATATGCATTTTGTAAATGACTGTTTTTGTGAGTATTTCTTCTTAGTGCTCCTATATGATTTTTCCATCTTATTAAGAAACTTTCTTGAGTACTTCCAATATAATACTTATTATTTTTAACATTTATTATTTTATAGATACCTGTTAAATTTAAATCTGTTGGTCTTTCTACTTCTATTTTCATGTTTATAATATTTTCTTTTTTTAGAAAACGTTATTAATTGAAAATAGTTTTAAATACGGTATATATTTTACATCTTAAACCATTTAGGGCAAGTTTCAATGTTTCATTCTTTGTTTTATCACCATTACGTTTTGCTTCAACGCGCTCTTCTTTTATCTGTCTATATACTTCAAGAAATTCTGGTCCTAAGTGTTTAGGATAAAAACCATATTCTATTAGCATACTCGGATATAGCGACGTTACGTCAATGTCTATCAACATTTCATCTTCTTTAGGAATAATGATTTCAGGATCATTCTTAGAATGAATTCCCCCTACTCCTACAGTATAGCGTAGATTATCAAATATGAAGTTATTTTCATAGCCTTTTCTACCTGGAGATACTATTTGATGTTTCATATCATCAAGTACATTCTTTAGTATCGGACTATCAAATTTTACAAATGGTAGTATTACATCTTTTAAAGGAATATAATCCATTGGAGATCTTAAATCTTTAATATCCCACCAGGTTAAACCTGTTTTCTCGAGATACTTTTGAGTTAAAATCTTCATTCCAATATTTACACCATCTTTGCTAAGTACTCTTACTCCATATTCATCCTCAATAGCTATACGTAAATCAATAGCTGTTTTACATCTATTTAAAAGCTCTGTAGTAGACTCAATATCATTTATATTATAGTCTATCATTTCGTCAAAATCTTCTAATGGAAGAGGCTTACTCCAATCACATACAAATTCTTGTACATTAGGATATTGCATAGTTACCTGAATTTCTTTCAAACCTACTCTAAGTTTATTAGAATATAGCATAGTAAGAATATCAAAAGTATCAAACCATATTTGATATTTCCAATGTTTCCAGGCATCTATATTATCCTCAGTAGAAGTAGTAATAGTTTTACTTAGATTGAAGATAGAATTACATATAGTAGCTACATTATAGCTCATAAGTTTATCTTCATACTCTATAATATAATTTATTATAGGATTATCATAATGTAGATTATTATATCCACAAAAGATAATATCTGAGTTTATTACTAGTTCTGTTCCATAAAAGTCTCCCCATTTTATATAAGTATTGACTTGTTTAAAGAATTTAACTAATTCTCTTAGTTGATTCTTTCTTTCAGAGATTTCAAATTTATATATTTCTCCTGTTTCTGTATTTTTAACAGAACAATGAAAAATATTCTGAAATACCTCAATATCGTATACATAGACCTTTTTGTCACGTATAATCATATTAATAATATTTAGTTAGATTCCGTAGTCAGACTCGAACTGACACAAATCACACAGACTTACATTTTGCTGCGGCTCTAACCTCTTTTTGAGCTATACGGAATTCCATAGATATTACGCTGCTATTTTATTAATAGCAGGTTTTATAAATTTTCTATAGTAAGCTCTACGGTCACTTACTCTATTTTTTCCTTTGCAACCTCCTACATGTTGCTTTCTGTTCTTATCTCTTCCTACATAGAATTGTAAGAATTTCAAGGGACGTTTAGATTTCTCCAAACGAAGCCTTGCTTCTTTTTGTTTTGCTAATTTCCACTTATTTAAAACCAATTTTGTTTCTATTTATGTCAATTTCTTTTTTTAAAGTATGAACTATAACTACGCTATTAGGATAAACTCTAATCTCTGTGTAATAATCGTTATCTCTCCAAAACAGAGCTTTTTGCACTCTATATTCAAATTTTGAATTACTTTCAAAGAAACCTTTTCTTAAATAGATGATTATTTGTTCTTCTTTTGAATGTTCTACTGTTACTTTATCCATTATGCTGCTAATAATGATTTACCATCATAGTAAATTATATTATTGTCTCCTTCAATGTCTTGTACAGTTATACCGGCAAATGAGGAATCATTGCGATACTGTTTAGCTTCTTTAGCTGCTTTTTTCTTTGCCTCTTCTCTTGTAGAAGCTACAAAATAGTCAGTTTTGAAATCGTATGTACGTTTATCGTCGTCACTACGTCTACGATTTATTACATACTTAAATTTTCGCTCTTTAGGCTTCTCTTTAACAGCTAATTCAGCTGCTGTAAAGCCTTTTTGTTTACCTGCTTTGATAGGTAAAGGCTTATACTTTAAAGCCTCCATACGGGCTTCTTTTGCTGCCTTTTGTTGAGTAAACAGCTCTTTCCATTCTGCCTTAGAACGTTCTTTTGGCTTAGGAGATTTAGTAAATAAAGAATTCTTTACTATTCTAGTAAATTTCTTCTTTTCTTTACGTGTGTAGTGGATAGTTGGATCATAGCCTGCTTTCATAAGAATATTTTTTATTCGTTCTTTTTTAGACTGTTTAATAGCCTTATTCTCTTCTATAGCATTTTTTGCTATTTCAGTAGGCTGTTGTTTATTCTTAGAACTCCAGGAGTTCCAATTTACTGTTTTCCCATCTTTTACTTCTGTAACTAAAGACGGACCGATCTCGAAATCTCTAGTAGTTTCTGCTGGACAATATTTCTTAACATATTTTCCGTTTATTACTATTCTAGGATAATTACGCTTTTTAGCTTTAGCTGATCGTTTAGCATTTCTTACTGTCTGTTTCTTTACTCTATATTGTTTATTCTTTTTCATAATTTTGATAATTTTAAAGGGTTAATACTAAGAAAGGGAAGGGGAAGTTACTCCCCTAAGCCTTTCTACAATTTTCTTAAGCCGCAATAGATAGAGGAGCTTCTTCAAGGCTTAATTCAGCCTTGTTATTAAACTCTTCAATTTCTTTGTTAAGTTTGTTAATCTCTAACTGAAGTTTGTTCTTCAAACTATTAATATAATCTGAAGTCAATTCTTCAGTAGTGTCCAGATTTTTCTTTCCTTTTGAACGCTTGAGCTTAGGGTCTAGGGTCTTAATTTTGCTCAAATGGAATAACTGTTCCTGCTTTTCACTTAAAGTAAATATAGCAAGATAGTTATTTGTTGTAGGCAATTCTGAGAACTTCTTGTAACCCATATTGATACACTGTAAATACAGTTTCAACAGGATACGTTCATCAGCCTTAGCTTGGATTTCATTAAGTAACTGTTTTAAGTCAAAATTACGAGTGGCACCCTTAGGGATGATATTCTCGTTCTTAATAATATTCCAATATTTAGTAATTTCATTACTAAGTTCTTTACGATGTATAATAATATATTTAGATGTAATTGATTTCATGTTCAAGTTGATTTTTTAAAGTTAATACTTGACCAAATTACGTCTACTAGTTGTAGTGCTGGTGAGACTCGAACTCACAACTCTCAACTTAGAAGGTTGATGTTCTATCCAGTTGAACTACAGCACTATATTTAAACAGGGCCAATTCACCCTGTGAAAATATGTTGTTTTATTATAATATTCCAATTCAAATACTATACTTGTTTAACCTTGCCTAATCGTACTGGTACGACTACGCCTGGTCTTATTTCAATACCAGCAAACCCGAATATGTTGTCAGAGACAACAAGTTTGCCAGTTAGACCTTTCTCTTTTGCGAATTTTTCAATAGCTTCTTTATTGATATACTTTGAGTGCAGCTCTCCGCTCGAAGCATTCCTCATACTATCAAATAAAATATCTACAACACAATCGAGATCTTTGTTTTTAATTGCTTCCTTCAGTAATGCTTGTGTAATACCGTCAAAAGCTACATCGTTTCTAGTTCCTCCAGAACCAGTTATTGCATCTGCAATACGTATTGCTACATCTAAAAGACTTACCGATTCATAAGTATTTAAAAGCCGTTGCCACCATAAAGGCCCTTTGCCATAGTAAAAGAAGACCTGACCATCCTCTCTTACAGATACTGCATTAGGTGTTACTTTAGTGCTTCCGTCCCAACTCTGAACTTTAGCTAGTATAGTAGGCTCGACGCAAATAAGTAGTCGCAGAAGCTCTATTCTTACTTTAGAAATTCTGCTCATAGTATTGCTTATTCAGTAGTTTCTTCAAGATTTACCTGAAGTGTTACTTCTGTTTCGTCAGTAACTACACCACACTGCCGTTGATATTCCAACTGCATACGGTCAGACTGATCCATCATATCACGTACAGTCTCACTGAGTCGAATGAACTTGCGAGACAAATCCTCATAGAAGTTGAGGATACCCTTGTTATGTATCTTCAACATATCGTTCAGCATAGGCAATTCCTCTGCTGCAAAGAACATTGGTTTACTGTTCTTCTTACCAATACGTTCGATACATTCAGCCACGCTCTTCCGGTCAGCCTTACTGAAATCAGGCTTGACTAACGGGAATACGAGATTCGGGTCGTTATCGTCCGGATTCAACATGATTTTCGGTTCACCATCTAAGTCCTTAGCGATGAACTTGACATCTAAAATGTCAATAGCCTTAACAATGAATACATTTACTTCTTTCCGTAAAGTATTCTTGTCGTTGAGCACATCTTCCTTCCATTTAAGGTCAGGATTCGTTGCTACTACGGTATAGATTTGTTCACCAAAGAACCGTCCATACTCTTTTGCAGTTGCCCGATAACGAGCCATAACTTGAGCAGCAGTGCTCTGTGTTCCTACTAATGCACCAATAGAAGATGCTACATTACTTTTATCCATAAGAATGTTTCCTTTTTGAGTCCGTGCTTGATTTCACCAATACGAAACTCTCTTAATTTTTAATTAATACTTTGTTAATGCTCTCCACCTTTCGATTATTTATATACTAAAGTATGCGTCTTATATCATACCGCTTTATTAAGCTTTGAAAATTTTAGTAGTGAAGTCAATCACATAATCTACTTAGCTTACTTTGAAAATAAATTGAAATAATTTATGAGAAATACTCTGAGAGTTACTTCTGATAATACTTTGGTAATATAAGTTTATCGTACTCCAACGGATAAGATTCAATTTATACGATGCTTACCGCACCCATCACCCTACTTTATATCATGTTCTCTTGCATAAGTATTGTACAAGCATAATATATCGAACTCTTTCATCAGCAACTGGTATGCCTAGGAGTAATTAAGGATTACAACATTCTAAGCGAATGAGGGTCGTTTCTGTCGAGAAACGTTACTAAAACACTACAAGCTGCCTAATTTTTCAAGACACCCACTTGACCTCTCGGATTTCTTATTTATACTACACGAATACGAGGATTTCCACCTCTCATCAGCATCATAAATACCGGTACTATCTCCGCTGTTGCATGAGAAACCTGAGTATATAGACAGTATACTCTTATATTTATTACTTTAAATCTGAATCAGCGTTCTTCATACATACTAAGTTGCAATTAGTACTTTACGAAGTGTCAATGTCAGCGATAACGGTTGGTAGTCGGGGTGGCGACCTGTCTACTCACACTACTCTTACGAACGGTAGTCTCAGCGTTTACAGTTCCATTGAACTTCCCATTTTATTAAAGATTAAACAATTAAAGCTCATTTATTCATAGCTGGCTTTATTCAGCGTAGATACATTAGTAAATACAGCATAACATCTTATACTCATAACCTAATGGCATAGTCTTCTGTATCTCCTTAGTTTTAAATACGACTATTAATAACAACAATTCTGGCGTGAACTGCATTATATTAAGAAGAAGTTTACATATCTTGAAACTTATAAGCTCTGCCGTTTTTTAATAGGTGTTTTCTCTGCATCACCTTAGTCTTATTTTTACCACATAATATGACTTGCTAAAGGTCACTGTATCTAGAATCAGGGTTATAGCGCCCTCAAACCGCTCGACGAGTCTGTTGCTCCGTAATCATTCCTCATTCAATTATACTCACACGAACGACCAAGCACGTGAGTCACTTTAGACTTGAAAGACTGTATCAATCTCATATACATCACTCCTACTTCATCCTTGGAACATTGCGTATCCACCTTCACGAGGACCTTATTTACCATAAGGCACAGAATTGGCTTCTGCTCCACGATAATCAGTCAAGTTTACATAGTGTGTACCATAACACGGTTATCCTTACATTAGTATCAGTAATTTACTACCTTCATAAGTACAAGTTCCAATATCCACAATTGCATATTGCATCACAGTTGATGTGTACTGAACACTATAGTTAGCAATGCTATTTTTCCTTTCTGGGTGCATAGTTGCACTTTTGTTGACCGATTTTGGAGACCGGTGATCGCGTTATATGCTGTCTCTTTTTTTCCATGAGTTGGCTGCTTTCTTTAGGTGAAACTAACCTTGCCTCTCGGCTTTACTTATTCTTTCCAAAGGAATAAGTCAGGAACCGTATTGCTCCTGTTTCAGCGTCGTGTTTATACTCCTATTTGATTCTGATTTTGATAACCTAAAACGAGTAATTATAGAGGATTTCGTTCCCCTTGCTTTAATTTATAACTCTGCATTAGCGGTACTGTTTGCAGTAATTAAGAGTCTTTAGTATTCACCAATACGGTTCTCAATACCTAATGAGGATTAAGCACTCTGATCCCCTGCTATCCGTTTTTCAGACGTTTTAGCCTAATATCTTACCTTTTGAGTGATCTCACTGTTTTAGCAGCTAACATATTCTCGGATTCTGTACTTTTTCGGGCCAGTAGAAATGACTACAGCTCCCTAACGGGCGCGACTGATATTCTTTTATATCTTTCCGCATGACTTCCCTGGAGTGATTTACGCTATAGTTTTACTCCTCTCGAACTATGACATAATTATAGGTTTTTTAAGTGGCTATTGTCATCAACTATTTTCCACTGAGCTTTTCTCTTCAGCTAATTTTTTTCATTCTGTTCTGGTTCTAACATAGTAATTTTACCTGTACTCAGGCAGATTGTTGCAACAATCTTCTTACCTTTACAAATGTCTACGAATTTGTTTTTTACATCACTACTACTGATGTAGTCAACTGGTTCCATGATACTTGCGTTAAATCCATCCAAACATTTACAAGCATTACTTACAGACAAACGTAAGTACTTTTCAGTATATAAGCAATTAGCTATACTATCTTTAGTCTGATTATTAATAATATCAGACTGGTCTCCTTCTACTATAAAGTAAGAAGATTGAGATAAGATAGAACTAAGTTTACATCTTGCTTCTTTCATATCCTTAATGATACGAGATAATCGTATCATTTGTTTTAGTATAACTAAATTACTTACCATGAGAATTTACTTTAGATAATGGAGAAATAGCTTTAATACTGTCTGGCATAGTACCTACAGATTTAATGTAGGGATATCCAGAAGCTACTTCTTTTTCTATTGTTTTAGTTCTCCACTTAACTATTGGTTTTGGTTCACCAATAGTCTTTACATTCACAATTGCGTCTGTTGTTCCTTTCACGGATACTTCTAATGTAGATAGGTCTACTTCGACATCTATCTTATCGACAGACTTACTCTCTTCACTATTAACTATAGGAAATTTTGGCATTTCTATAGGTGAAGGAATTACAGGTGCTGCCTGTACTACTGTGACTGTCTGTCGCAGTCCAAAGCCAATTATGCAACTGGCGATGAACATGCCGACAGCCGTAATAAATCTAAAATTCATATTGATTATGCTATTTTAGAGAATGGTTAGTCTTTATACCCTATGAATTGTAAAAACTTACGCCACATGCTTAATTTTTTTTTTCATCGGCGGGTTTTTCTTCCTTCTTTTCTGGGTATTCCTTCTCTACTGGAGAAGTTATTGATGACTGGCAGTACGCAGCAAGACGAGAAGCTGGGTCACGATACAGATTGATAATCTGACCAACTTTCAGACGAAGTTCATCAGGTGTCGGGCTTTCATCTTTACTGAAGAAGTTAGTCTTAATAGAACCTAATACCATTCGAGCAATCTTTCGATCATTCTCAAGCTGGTTCTTCTTAGATTCTTCTACTCCTTCGAGATTGATTCCCCAATCTGCAAACAACTTATCAATATACTCCTCGCCTAAGTTCGAGATAATAGCTGAAATAGCCTTATCTGACTCTGGCGTGAGTTCTTTATTATCCTTCTGTTTCAGACGGAAATTCTCGTTGATAAGAGCGCGTACAGTTTCTGCAACTTGTTCTTCACTCCATCCAGCTTTCGTCAAATGGTTGTGAAGTACTGAGTGTGCCATACACGGAGAGCCAGTCTGTGAAGTATACACATATACTGAGCTTCCTAATCCCTTAAGTAAGCTAACAGGGTTGATACGACTGAATATTTCATTCATCCAATCACCTACTGTCATCTCATCTAATGCTAACTTCTTGTCAGCGTTAGTTTCCTTAAGGCCGCGTAGAGTACGGTACCATTCTACGGTGTTAACAATGTTTGTTGCTACATTTCTCTCTTTGTTGATGAGGTAAGTTAACGCTTCGTCAATTTCCTCATCTGTTGTGATCTTGTTCGGATCAAGCTCCGGTACTTTGGTAACGGTCTTACCAGCATCTTTTGCTAGTTCTTCTGGAATCTCTGACTTGTTAAAGTCAATAGCCAGTTGACCATCATCACTACCTGGTAATGCTTTAGCTGGAGCTAGTTTAATGCCTAGCATTTCAGCCATACCTTGCAACGGCATGAGTTGATTTGCATCAATCATCAGTTGCAATTCACCACGTTCGCCACGGTTGAATAAGTCTTGGCGAATATCGACAAGGGCAAGCAGACTCACTACATCAATTGTACGATTGATATCTGCATATACTTCAGGGTAGCGTTTGGCAAGTTCTTCATTGTTAGCATAACGCTGTTGCATTACAAATGCTAACATGGCCTTTCCATCTACCGATGAAGCTGTTGAACCTACAGGAATACCTGCACCAGTTATTCCACCTACAAGCGATGTTGCGCGCTTGATAGCCTTTTCTTCAGGAGATACTTTCGGTTTGTCTTCTGTAACTTCTTCAGGAATGATAGTAGGAGTTTTGTCTTTCTTCTGCTTTTGGGTGCCGGACTTCTGCTCTTTCTTCTGTTCCTTCTGTTCTTTCGTCTCTCCTTTCTGGTCTTTATTGGTTACTGTCTGTGCAGCTACTTGAGGCTTCTTTTCCTCTTTCTTGTTCTCCTTTGTTTCAACTTTCTCAGCTGTCTGCTGAGCATTCTTATTATTTTCTTTTGCTTCTGCTTTTGCAGCTGCTTTAGCTGCTTTTAATGCTGCCTTTCTTTCAGCCTTAGACATTTCTTTTTGTGCCATAATTCTTGATAAATTTTTTGGTGGTTAATAATAATTTTTTACTTTCAGTCGATAGAATATTTAAAGAGGTCAACTATCATCCTCTATTACTGGTGAGTCACGCCCGTTAGTATAGATATTACTAATCAATGCGTCTGATAACTTTACTTTAAGTTCTGACATGTTACTCACAACCCCAGATAGGCAATTGGTAGTACCTTCTGTCACTGTACACACTAAGCTTTGTGTGCATGCAGAACTATAGTCATCAACGGTGTTGATTAGCTGAGTAATGGAAGTATCTTGTTTGTTCATCCCTGAACGCACGATTACTTCCTTACTCAACATACCTACTAACAAGCCAGCTACGATGCAGGAGATATAAATCCACCACATCTTGTCACTGCGAAATCCTCTCGCAAAGACAAATGCTACTAATAGTAGCACAATAATCCAAATTGCTGACATGTTTGTAAATTTTTAGTTTAACAATTGTTTTAATTTCTCTCTAGCTTTATTAAGCTGAGATTTTACTTGGCTCTCTGAGAGACCCAATTGTTCAGAAATCTGTTTGTAAGACATATTCTGAACAGTACGTAGTTCGAGTATATATCGGTACTTATAACGAAGTCTATTGAAGGCATTTGTTAATCTGGCATCTGTTTCATTGAAGATATAGTTATCTTCAGGTGAGTAGTCGGCCGAACTTCTCAATTGAACAGTACTAGTGTCATCATCCAGCCAATAGTTTGCATTCTCCTTTTTAGTACGTCTAATATAATCAATACTACTATTTATAGCTATTGTTTTTAACCACATCTCAAATGAAATGTTATTAATATAACTATCTAGCTTAGAAAAAGCTTTAGTAAAAGTAACAGATAATAAATCATCTGCTGCATCTTTATTATTTACAATACGATATATAGTACTGTATATAATTCGATTATACTTTTCATAAAGCTTTGTGAAGGCACTTTGTTTGCCTTCTTTCGCCTGTTTGATCAGATCGAAAAGCTGTTGTCTTTCTTCATCTGTCATAATTACGGGCTTTAGTGTGGGTTATAGTCAACCCAATGACTATAACTCTAGAAAGGTAATTGCAATATATATCTGCAATACCACTCATTCCATTCATCATAGAACTTACGGAAAGTATCCCATATACATTCCATGAATTCAATCTTCAAATCACGAGTAAGTACTTCAATAGGTAGTTTGTTTACCATACCACAGACTATTCTTATTCTTACTTCAAGAGTAGTTTTAGAAGCTATGCCTATTTGCTGTAGTATTTGGGTATCATACCACGCTAGTACTTTAGATAATGTTTGTTTTCTGAAGAATTTGTGGAATTCTGTTTCTCTTATTTCCTTGTTTTGTATTCTTAAAAATACATACCAGGATGGTCTCCAATTTATCTGATTATATCTTATTGGACATTTATTCAGATAAGTATAAACAGTAATACTATTTACGACCATTGCGACGTACACTATTAGCTATTCTAAGTAATAATACGTTTATTTGCGCTAAGCTCCAGTCTGTTACACTTAGAATATAAGCTTTTGTAGCTTCAATTCCTCTGCCATTTATAGACATGTCGCTTACATAGCGCTCTGTAAATGCTTTCATCATATCATTACTGATATCTGGCATTTTTGTACCACGAATAGATTGTCTATAAGGTGGTAATGGGCATACTTCTGAGTATTCATGCTCGAAAAACAAGAATGCATCTGGATTATTACATACGTTTTGTATTTCAATTGAGTCCTCAGATAATATTGTAAACTTACCTCTTTGAACAAGGTCATTCATAAGTAATGCAGAAGTAATTCTTAAACATGGTACTTCTCCTACTATATTGGCTAACAATTCATAGTTTTCTCCAATAATACGGTAGATTCCAGGATGGTTTAGTTTCATGACTTTTTGTTTATTTCTTTTTGAAAGTTATTTACTACTCCTGATATTGCAGACATACTTAAGTCTGGATATTTATCTAAGAGTTTACTTATCGCTTCAGATTCTGAGCGAGATTGATTAAGGATACTGATAAATTCAGTACGTTCGGCTTTAGAGTCAAACCATGCAAAGTATCTTATACGCATTGTTGTTTATAATTTCTTGCTTTTTCTTCAAGTTCTCGAAATTTTCTCTCGTCTTCAGGAGTTAAATTACTTACATCTATAAGATGAATAATTTCAGTGCCTCTTGTTTCCCAAAAGAAGAATATATTTCTTACTTTAGAAATTCCTTCTTTATAGTGATACTTATTCTTGTAACACTGGGGTACTACAGAATTGATACGTTGTACCAATTTCTCTTTCATTCTTAATTCCTTACTAGCCTTGTCTAGAGGTTCAGGAAGTTTTTCTCTGATAAATTTTATTAATCCCATTTCAAATTAATATTTATTGATTAAACTTAATTTAATTTGTAGTAAGAACAGGACTCGAACCTGTATTAAATCCTCCTACCTTGAACTTGGATGGATCTGAGGGGATTGGGTATCAGTTCCTTTCCCTCCGCCCCCGCTCTAACCAATTAAAGTTATCTTACTCCAGCTTTTTACGACATTAGCTTAGCCGTTAGATTACTTACGCTACTAAGCGAGTGTAATCTGTTACATAAAAGTTGCCAGTTATGGCTTTATTGACCTATTCTATTTCCTCTGTGTCGCTGTCAAAACCATAATGCCCCGATTGCAGCTCAGTTGCCATTTGTGTTATTTCACACATGAGGAAGAGTTACCCATCACAGGAGCTACTACTGGTTCGAGTCGAACGAACATAGTGGAGCATACGGGAATCGAACCCGTGTCCAAACGACGATTCAATAGACCTAACAGTCAATGAGTTTATAAGATTAATTAAAGTATAACTCACGTGCAGAATTAAGCCATCCTTCCAGCTTTATTATTTAACACTGTTCACAGCACTCTCTACAGGTAGGCCTTCGTTATGTTATACAATACTCCTGCTATTTTTATAATTAATCTTATTAGTGGGTATATAGCCGACCAAAGCTATATACCCTATGGTCTTGAGAATGGTTAGTTCTCTTTATTACCGATCTTGATGATACTCGAATAATGATATATGACGAAACATATATGATACAAGATACACATTATTCAGTCTGATTTGATATCTCGACTAAAGCAGTTCAGTACTATTACTAATACGGGACAATCTTATTGTCGCGATCTCAGACATATGATCAGTAGTACACAATAATTCCACACTAATGATACAAAGATACGTAGTATGACCTGTTAATTCAGGTCTTTGTGTCGTCTAATATATTTTCGGCCCGTAGGGCGCTATAGATATTCCTCCATAAACACTAAACTTGTTTAGATACAAAGATACTCAAGTTTGGAATCTCTTTTATTTTAGTTTTTTAGCCTGATTAACCGTTACGGCGGGGAATCAAACTATTCCAGCGATAAGACCAGGAATTGGGGAAGATTTCGTCAAGTTCGTTTTGAGACTTGTCAATATCTTTGTCAATTTCAATGAGGTCCTTGTCAAACTGCTTCTTCAGTGCTGGAGCTTCATCATTCCAGGCCGTAACTGGCTTCTTACCACTCTTCACTTCTTCTGCGAGATTGTGCAAGTCCTTCATATAGGTCTTCATTCTCTGGTTCACGCGGTTACTACGGCGTAACTGCAATGCTGCGGACTTCTCAGTGTATTCACACTTTTGAACCACGTCGATGAGTTCGTTCGTAAGTTTTTCCTTACGGCGCTCGGCAATCTTTTCAGCTGCTTTCTTTACTACGTCATCGGTTACTTTGTTCGCGTTAGAGATAGACTCTTGAATGTCATCACTCTCGTTGTTTACATCAAAGATGTTCAATTTGTTTTCTTCTGCCATTTTGATAAATTTTTAAATGTTTGATACTATAGTTATTAATCACGAAATAATTTCTATGAAATTACATTTTTTAAAATATCTTTCTCTAGCTTCATATACTGCTACAGTGATATTTATAGGATAAACTTCTATCGGCCTATATTTCTGTTTCTCACACCAATACATTGCTGCTTCAGTTGTGAGCTTCCCAAAGTAAGCTACGGCTCTAATTCTTTCTTGAATATTCTCTGTAGCATTTATTTTAACTAAGGGATTGGTTGACCTACCCATTGTGTAAAGATTCTCTACGTTCTTTGTTCAGCCTAATTTTGCGTTGGCGATAACTTTCTCTCTCACCTGCTTTTATAAGCTTACGATTACCGTATGATTCTTTACGCTTGTTAGTATTCTGTGATATCAATATAAGATATCTACTAACACGTTTTTCTTCTGCTTTCAACTCATTTTTGAGTTTATTAGCAGCTTCTTCACATACTTCTATGTAGTCCTGTCTAGAATTCTTCTCTAGTTTCTCTAGTCTAATAAATTCCTCTAGGACTTTTATTCTTTTAGTCTTACTCATTTTTGATAATTTTAAGATTAAAAAAGAACTATCTTGCTTATTCGTATATCTTATTCGCAAGTAACCCATATCCTTCTTCTGACCTAAGCATTATGCTTGGTTGACCGTTGTATAGTCCATTGTACTCTTGAATAGTAGTTTAGCACTACTAAACTTCCATTAGGGTTTTGGTTATAAATAGTTCTAGGTTGACTGAAATCCACCATACTAACAATTTAAATTAGTAATATATAACAGCGGGCGGATACTCTGGCGGAATATCCTCCTTGGACTGTTCAAGTTGCATTCTGAGTTTACACTCATGAGTACATTCACTACAGTTAATTTTATTGTTAAGTGTAGGACAATCGTTTGTAACTAGATATAATTCTCTTTGTAAAAGAGAGTTTGTTCTAGCTACTTCTGACAAAATGATATTGGGATCTTGTCCAAATATAGGAGCGTATTCTTTGACAGTGTTAATATAACACTGTATTAAGCTCCTTTTGTCTATTTCCATGACTTCTTTCGATTGTAAGGCTCCATTTTCTTGTGCTTAGGCTTCTTTTTGAAGTCTTTCTGCTGATTTTCGTATTCTCTTTCTGTTCTTGCCATAACTAGTATAGTTTGAGAATAGAATCAAAATCTTTGATTATCTCGGGAAGCTTTGATAAGCCGTAATTGTGTAGCACTACTTTTATCTTAGAAGCTGAACTTTCTGGAGTATTGATAATAATACGTAATACTCTAGTTGTAGCCTGGTCTTCTTTGTTAAGAAGATATTTCAGTAATTCCTTACGGAATACTTCTTCATTCATCAATGATGGAGTTCCGATTTCATTGATGATATTGCTACAAAGTTCACTTACAGCCTTTACAGTGGTTGATATAGAAGCTTTGTTAGCATTTGCTACAGGAGCTATTACTACTTTCTGTAGTAAAGCTTCAGATACTTCTTTATCGTCTAACACAGCGGCAGAGATATCTTCAATCTTTGCACTTGTGTTATTGAATACTAATTCAGCCATTCTTCTGATGATTTCATCATAATTCTTCTCAGGAGCTTCTCCATGGAAGGTAATAATAATTGCTTTCATTTTACTTTGATAGTTAATTAATAGTTATTTTAACTGTTATTGCGTATTCACCTAATTCAATATGAATAGCATCAGTAGGTAATTTACTGATAATAGGTAGTGGTGGATCTACTTTAATATTCATATCTGGATGAGATTTACACAGAGTTCTTGCTTTACTTAAGGGTATACCTAATATTTTAGTACAAGCAAGCAAATTTGCTAAATAATGGTCTGTACCGAATTTTATTTCAGTAAGTTTACGACCTTCTTCTACTTTAATACGAAGCATTAGTTCCCTCCTTTGTTAATTTCTTTTTCATATTACTTAATGTTTTAAATTGTTAATATTATTGACGACGACCAGGATACTCTGGATTTTGTTTTAAGTTAGTATCAACTTTGTTTTCGTTCTTTCTTAGAATAAATAGTATCTATTCTAATCGCATTTGTTAATAATAAGATAACAACACTTTGTTTCTATGACTCTCGCTATAGTTTTAACTCATAAGCAGGATTGCTGTCAAACTTTCCTTATTGGAGTACCTGATTTTAACGTCTGCACGATTATAAATACAAATACGAGTATCTCGGATATTACCCGCTATTGCCGTATTCAAGGGAATAATATACGATATGCATTTACTTACGCCCCACAGGTTTGTCATCTTCTGAAGATGTATACTCTATCTTCACAGACTGAGTATACTTAAAGATACTACTATTAAAGATGATTTAGTTATTTTATTCTCTCTTTACAAAAGCAGTATCTTTAGTATTGTCATAAGTGTTAGACAATTTATCTAATGAGTCTTTATAGTGTTGACTTCTGGCTCCGCTCATTACTTTGTTATAAGTGCTTCTGTTCGATTCATATATAGTCACAATGTCACTATTAGACAATGAAGTTCCATGTTGCCTTAGTATATCTATTAAGACAACGTCTGGCATTGTAAGAAATACACTGTCTATGTGCATGTAACGTTTTGTGTCCTCTCGAAACTGAAGAACTTCCTGTATTGTAGGTACAACTTCAGTATAAGCTGTGTCAACACAAACTTGTTCTACATTATCCTTTTCAGGATTGATGAGATTGTCAACTTTATCGTGGCAGATAAAGGTTAGTGCGCTAGCAACTAACATTCCTAATAGAATTAGGATTGTTGCTAAACTCCAGGCTATTGCTGAGCCTCTTCCTCTTGGTGAATCTTGTAATTCATTTTCCATTTCTTGATAAATGTTTTAATAGTTAATAAATATGAGAACTTAATCTATACCAAATATATGTTTCATATATAACGGTTTAAACGTTTTAGCTGCATATTCTGCGGCATTTTTACTAATGAATCGTAGATGAGCATCTGTATAACTGTAAGTACCATTAATGCCATCGCCAGAAGCCAGACCGAATAAGCCTGCAATAGAACCATCTACAATCCTTTCCCATTTAATGTACCACCAATTATACCATGTGCTAATACGTTCATTTTGTTTATACTTTGGTGTCCATGGTTTATTATCATTAGCAATAAAGTTAATTGCTTGAGTAATAGTACTTAACTGTATGTATACTAGTACATGTTCTTCTAACTTCCTACGCTTGTCAATAGGTTTAATACCTAATACTTTACAAGCACTTTTGTAGTCTTTTACTTGTTCAAACATTTCTTATGAATTTTACTGTTTTGTTTTTAATTACAAACCTTTTACGAAATGATTCTATATCTTCTTCAGGTATATTAGCTATTTGTCTTAGAAAATCTCTTTTTAAATTGAGTTCTTCTTCTAAGTTCTTAGCTCTACCTAAGTAATAATACCTACCTTTATAGTGTGCTCTAACTTTTTTCATTTTATAGTATCTCCTACAAAGTAAATATTATAGTATAGATAATCCTTAATGTATACCTCTTCAGTCTTTTTACTGAAAGGGTTCATGAGTTCTAACACATAAGTGTCTGAGTTCCGTACGTACTTATTAGTCACAATATAGTTTTTATATTGTGCTTTAAGTTCTACATAATTATAATAATCATAGTCTGCACAATATTTACTTATTGATACTGCTGCTATTAATATTATAATTAGTACAATCAAAAATTCACTGATACTTGCGAGTATACTATTTGAATAACTTCTTCTGATTGTCATACTATGCTATTCTAATACATACTCTAGTAGGTTCGCTATCTTCCCATTTTATACTAGGAAATGCATCTGATGGCATACCGCATATATGAACTGAAGGACTTAACCATTCATCAGTACTCTTTCTTGGTTTGTTTCTATATAGAAACAGTCTACCACTACTATCTCTAGCTACCCATGCTCGAATTGATTTCTTTGCTCTCATAATTATTGTTTTTAAGTTAATGAATGTACTCAGAGCGGGAATCGAACCCGCACGATTGTAATAATCATCAGAGTTTAAGTCTGAAGCGTCTACCAATTTCGCCATCTGAGCATTTAGTTAATGAATTATTAACAATCTTATTATTATTGAGATGAATGCTGTTACTCCGCTAATAATGCTTATTATAAGTAATGTTTTAAGTACGTTGGCTACTGTTTTTGAGTACGGTGCTCGTATAGTACAAGCTGTTATTATCATTGAGAATATACCACAAAATACAGTAATTAGTGTTGCTATTGTTTCTACCATAATTTATTGATTAAATTGTTAATAAAAAGTAAGGCATTAGTTTTCATAGGTACAAACTGGAAGATTTATTTAACCTATTACTTAACACACTCGCCACGTGAAGGCTGCCTTATGAGTGCAACTAGTATACCTATATTCACATATAAATATACTAGCAATACTACTCTTAGTATTCTACAAATCCATATTAAGCTAACGGAACATAATAAGTTGAGGACTATCCTACGCTTAGGACTAATAAGTATAACATGATTCAGAAGTTCACTATTGCATTAGTATATGGAAGGTTGTTATACTGCATGATTTTAAAGTCTGCACTAATACTACTATAACCGACTCCTTGTACTAATAAAAATTAGTCCGTCTCCTTGTTTATAGATAGATATAAGCCCCACATGCTTGTCAAGGATTCTCACCTTAAAGAGGAGAGTATGATTATCCTTTGAACATACTCTCTGGTTTACTGAAAAATGTTATAGGACAGCCACGTCCCTGGATTTTACTTTGTACACTAGCTTTTTCTTCCTATACGGTACATGTCTTTGATTTCTCTGCACTAATACTTAGGTATAAACCTAACTATAAAAGAATTTCCAGAATACTATTTGCAACTATTATTCCTTCTATTGAGATATAGGTTTATTTATATGCGCTCCTAAGATATAAGCCCCACAAAGTTGATACTGATTCTCACAATATAGGTGCAGTATTTCTACTGCGTTAACTTTAACATATTTATGCCAACATTATAAGGTTTTAGTTTTTTAATAATTTTATTTACTTCTTCTTTTGTAATAACTTTAGGGAACGTGTTATATTCTCCTATGCAGCTATCTACATAATCTTTGGCTTCTTTAAGACTAAGACTGGTAGTGCCAAATTGTTCTCTTTTATTTCTACAAAGTTTACCTTATCTTTACAAGTAGCGTGTGCTTTGATAAGAATAGATAATATGTTATTAAACTGTTCTGTTGAACATGTTTTAATTACAGCATCTATTAGATTTTCTACAGATAATCTCTTATCGTTGATGAGATTATCTATTACATACTGTTGAATACAAGATATTTCTTTCATAATTTGATATTATTTCTTTTTTAATACTTTAATATTTTCAGCATTGTCCATCAGCATACAAAATACAAAAATTGGCCAGATAATTATAAAAAACGGGTATAGTAATATATCTCTTAAGGTTATTTCTTTACACTTATTATAAAGATAGATTAAATATACAATGCCAAATAGTATACCTAATAGAGTATAAATATAAAATACTTTTGTTTCTATATAATTGATTTATTTGTTAGTTAATGCAATAAAAATAATAGAGTAAGCGCATTAATGCGCCGATGTTACGTTATGCGGCTACAAGCTATGCTAAGAGCTGTCAGATATAAGACCTCATTTTCTCTTACTCTATTAAAAATACTTTAGTTCTAACGCCTCTGCGCCTTCATACTACATTTCCAGAATGTCGTAACGCCCCAATTAGGGAGATATACATCATACACGAGTTTTCATATATCATTGTGTTGATATAATAGTCAGAATGCTAAAGTATTGACACTTATTGTTCAGTTAGTATCAGACTGTCAAGCACCTCATTAAGCCTATCGAGGTAATAGCTTATTCCCATCTATACTTGCTTTGGTTAGTTGCTACAAAGGGCGCACTCACAGCGAACCTAACTGTGCCCTTACCACGTGGTTTTACTATCCTATCTATTTGTGCATAATAAATATGATAGCTTCTTTGACTCTGCATTTTATATAACTGATAGTTACTTAAACAGACTTGTCACTGTCTACGGTAGCATTAAAGAAGAAAGTATAATAATATAGTCCTTAGCGTTACCTAAGTCTTTATAAGGGCATACCTAACTTATATTATTATACTTTCAACTATACTATTATAAGAAACTGGTGCCCTCAATGTCTTGGGATTGTTACACAACTCCGTAGCTTACGCTACTCCGAAGTTATTGAGTTTTTTAAAGTAACAGACTATTATTTCTCCGGTCTGTCAGCAGATACTTGTATAATGCGTGATACGGGTTAATAAGTTAATGGTTGTCCTCCTTGAGGAGCTTGTGTGAAGGTTGGTTGTTGACCTTGAGCTGTAGGAGCTGGAGCCGGTTGTACTACTTGACCTCCAATTATTTCAGGTTCTGGAGTAGTTGGTACATGCTGAGGAGCTTTATCTTCTTCAGCTGGTACACAATAAGCGCCAAATGCTCTTTGCCCTACTTCTTCAGGAGAACCTCCACGTATCCATTGTTTTTCTCCGAATTCGTCAATATAATATTGACAGAATATTCGTAGTGTAGTGTAAAGAATAGGTTTTCCACCTTTCGATACAAGCGAACCAGCTTTGATTGCTTCTCTTGCTGGTCGATTTGCTGTTGCAGGTTGAGCTGGATGGTCTGACAGATGTTGTTTGTAGAACTTCTGTGGTGGACACCAGTCAATCCAACATCCTGTTACATATTGTAATTCTTCAGGAATTGGTTGGTCTGCTTGTGCTGTTCCTCCATGTTGAATTGATAACAATGGAGTAAATATGTTCACAATGGGCTGAATGAAACAAGTAAATGTTTGCATGTCTTCCCATGGACATAAGGTATTTTGAAGTTTGGCTACTAAATACTTAGTGCCTGCATTCTGCTTATCTTGTTCAACTGTTTTGATTAACGGTTCGATTAATTTATAACGTGCCATGATATGATGCACTTTACCTATACAGTGCTTAGGTTTTTGGTGATTTGTAAATTATAGCTATATATTACTTGATGAGGTAATACATTGAAAATGGGAGAAGTGGAAGAATGTGGGTGAGTGGTATATTATTACCCATTCACTCAAACAATGGCAAACACTATGAATTCCTTCTCGCTTCCCCCAATGGCTGGCAGCTGTGCCTGATTTGCTTCCTGTGCGCAGCCTTTGTGGCAATACTGAGTACTGAATACTACGTATAACATACGTTTCCAACTTTATGCACCTCACTTTGTGCAACTTTTATGCTGTATGTTCCACGTATTGCTGCTTCAATCATAGGTATCTTACTTTTATTCCAACCAGCAAGACAACATAGTCTATTAGTGGCAAGCTCAATACAAATAATATCCATATAGTCATCATGTAACCAGAAATCTCTGTACCATAGAGGTAATACTTCCACCATTGGTTCACGAAATTGCTGTATTTCCTCAGCATCTCCGTAAATTACGTCATTAATTACGCATACTCCTTCTGATACAACAGTTGGGTCTTCTGCTACTTTATAACCATAACGTTCTGTTATATCGCTGTCATCATAATAATTATTCATATTCCATAGCGTTTAAATAGTTCTACTTTCCTACGTAACTCAATATTAGTACATACGAACCTTGTATAGCTTTCTGCAACAGTAGCACTGTCATAATCATCAGGATGTGAGATTACTTTGAATGCCTCTTTAAGAGTAATCCAATCATATGCAAATACCTTCCTATAAGAATAGAAAGACAGCATAATAAGCCAATAGCCAATATACAATTTGATTTTGTTAAGCATATTTATAAAGTTTTAGTTGATAATCAAACAAATAAGGGCTATTACAGCCCTTATATTAATCCCAATTGAACCATGCATCAGCATAGTCTTCATCTGTATCAGATGGAATAAATAAACAATCAGACATAATAAGTAAGATTTAGTTAATAATGCAATGATTGACAGTAGTAGCTGATTTGCTTTCTGTTGCATTTTCATAAGTAAACTCATCAAACCCTACCGGGGACTTCCCGATTTCTAACAGCGGTGGGGGATTTGTTTGTTGGTAGTCCACACACGGGCATTTATACCTCTAAATTTTTTATAAAATTTGTTAAATTTTTGTAATTATTATTAATCAATGCGTTATAATAGTATGAATGTTGAGTATAAAATAATAGGTAATACTATTCCTTTTAGTAAGTCTATAGAGTTATATAAGAGATCTGCTTACATAGGACCTACAGATGATGGATGGTCTGAAATAGTAAAAGTAGATGAACAGTATTACGTGGTACAACAAGGTCTGCCAGAGTATGAAGGGCACGTATATATGATACCAGTAGAAATAATAGAAGATAAAATTTAACTAATATGAAACTAATAGAATCTAGCGTACAGATAATTGAGGAGAAAGATCCTTATAAGATGATAGAGTTAGCAGGGAGAACTTGTTATAAGAGTGAGAATAATATAACAGAAGATAGTGCTAAAGAGTTTGTAGATCGTATGATCAAGTTAGGGCATGGAGCTATACTAGAACACGGTACTATTTATCTTACTATTGCTAAGACAGCTATGAACATTGGAGATCCTATATTCTATATTAGAAATAAGTACTCTAAAGTAAATGAAGATGATTATTTCTATTATATAACTACTAATATGCGTGTTATAGTAGAGAATAATAGATTAGATGATTTACAATATCAAGTAGAGCCTACAGAGCATCATGAGATACGTATTACAGCGAAATTTATATGTGATAGAGGAGTAAGTCATGAGTTTGTAAGACATAGAGTATTTAGCTTTGCACAGGAGTCTCAAAGATATTGTAACTACTCTAAAGATAAATTTAATAATGAAATTACCTTTATTATGCCTTCTTGGTGGAATTATAACAGTTCTATTATAGAATCTGGAGAAAGATATTTCTGCGAAATATTACAGAAATGCGAAGACTATTATAAATCATTGCTTGATATGGGTTATAAACCTCAAGAAGCAAGAGTAGTACTACCTAATGCTACTAAAACAGAACTAGTAATGACAGGTTTTGAAAGTGATTGGGAAAATTTCTTTGAACTTAGATGTAGTAAAGCAGCTCATCCTGATGCACAGAAGCTAGCTAATGAACTAAAGGAATTGTTAATAAATGTTAAAAATAATTAACATAATAGCGTTAAATAATCATAAATAATGTTAATAAATGTTAAAGAAAAGGTAACATAAATAGCATATTAGACGTTTTTAGGGGAGTAAGAGGGGTTAGGCTACTAATGTAGACTAATAAGTTCTATATCATAAGTAAGCCATACATAACTGCTCTTACTCTAGATAAATTAATTATACTACTTTACTTAAGATAATACATATGAATAAAGAAACTAAAGTTGATAAAGCCTACTCTGGAAAGATAATATATCATGGTAATAAACCTTATCAGTTAGTACCTGAGTTGCATAAAGGTATGTGTGAAGGTTGTAGTTTATATCATAATAGTTGTCCTCCTAGAGTTACTAATTACTGTACTCAAGGTTATATACTTAAAAAGATTATACTATGACAGAAATAAAAGCAGTAGAATATTACCCTTCAAACAAGGGTCTGAAGAATATTTACAGCAAGTTCCTAAAATTTGGTAGTACTGAAGACTTTGATAATTTAATTCTCTTTTATACCAATGACATAAGAGAAAGGTGATAAACTCTTATATAGAAGACGGAGAGGATAAAGAGACAGCTCAATTCATAGTTGATTATTTTGAATATATTTATGGGAAGCGAGAAGAGCGGGAAGAAGAATGACTTTCAAGATGGTAAGTTAAGATGGGATTTACTACCATTAGAAGAGATTGAAGACATAGTAAAGCTTTATACAGCAGGTTCTATTAAGTATGGTGATAATAACTGGCAAGGCTTAGAAAATGGTTATCAACGTTATAAAGCGGCCATGTTAAGACACTTACTTGAGTATGAGAAGGGAAATAAGATTGATGAAGAAACTAAAGTAAATCATTTAGCTGCTGTAGCTTGGAATGCAATAGCTATGCTTTACTTAGATAAGCATGGAAAGGGAAAAGTAAATGACAATAAATGATCCAGAGTTGACAAAGATAATAAAGAATAAACTACCTATAGATATAAATGGTAAACAGTTTATAGTAGAATCATCCAAAGGAGGTAAATGTGATGGTTGCTACTTTCAAAATCAATTAACTTGCCCAGTTAAAGCAGTTACTTACTGTACTTCTAATGGCGGTAATATACTTAAAATAAAGCAATAAAATAAGAACCTATGACTATACTTTACGTTATAGTATTAAACTAAGTTAAAGAATATGAACGAAGATAAAGTATTAGAAACAGTTTTAGAGAAACTTAATTATACCTTCTTAAAGGATGCATTGGTGAAGCCTTTAGACCCTATTATGGTTACTAAGGAAATTACAGAGCAAATTCCTACAGGGGAGAAGGATGAAGAAGGATATAATAAGTATGAAACAAAGACAGAAACAAAGGAAGTAGAATCTGAATGGGCTACTGGTATTGTTTTAGCCTTGCCATCTTCATATAAAGAAGATGAATTAAATGTCGGAGATAAGGTAGTATATAATAAGAAATTTGCTAAAGACTTCGATCTATTCAAAAACAGTCAATTAGTCAAAACATACGATATAATCGCAATTTGTAAATAATCAATATTTATACATACATGAAATTTTTATTATAAATATTACAGATAAACCCTGGCTTTGGCTAGGGTTTTTCTTTATATATA